TCGCCCGCCCGAGCGCGGACACCGGCTGATTCAGGCGATACTGCCGGAACGACCGCTCGGGCACCGGGTTCTGCTGCGCCACACGGCACTCCGACGCCAGCGTGCGCAGCTCCAGGAACGCGCCGCGCTGCCCCGCTGGCCAGGCCAGCGCAGGATTCGCCAGCTTCCACGTCCGCGGATGCGTCCAGTCAGACTCCTCCGGCGCCCGGTAGATGATGGCCAGCCGCTCCGGGTCGAGCGACTGATCCTCCGCCACCCGCTCGGACCAGGCCCGCTCGTTCGCCGCGAACCCGGCCGGGTCGTTCTCCGCCGTCGTCGCCAGCATGATCAGCGGTTGCGCCCGCGCGCCCATCCCAGTGCGGATCGCGTCATACAGGTCACGGTCGGGCTGCACCAGCAGCTCGTCGATATACGCCCCGGACGGGTTCTCACCCAGGTTCCCCTCCCACTCACCCGACATCACCTGATAGAACGACCCGGACAGCTCATCGACGATCCGCATCCCGCCGTCGAACACCGTCAGCCGCTCCGACAGCGTGGCCGAGTTCTTCACCATCCGCGACGCCACCCGGAACACCAGCCCCGCCTGCTCGTAGTGCCGCGCCAGCCCGTAAATCTCCGCGCCCTGCTCGCCATCCGCGACCAGCAGGTACAGCACCAGCCCGGCCAGCATCTCGGTCTTCCCGTTCTTCCGGGCCATGCACAGATACAGCGTCCGGTAGCGCCGCACATACCGGCGGTGGAAGTCATCCCACAGCACGGTCCCGAACAGCGGCGCCAGAATCTCATCCCGCTGGAACGGCAGCGGGATGAACGGCCGCCTCGCCCAGCTCCCCTTCGTGTGCGTCAGCAGCTCCGAGAAGAACGCCACCGCGTGCCGCGCCCGCCCCGTGCACAGATGCTCGCCCCGCCTGCGGCACACCACCGCCTTGCTCGCCAGCCCGCCCGACACCGGCACGAACTCGTACCCGCACACCGGATCACCCACGCCGCGCCGCCAGCCCGAAGAAGAACCCAGTCAGCAGCGCCAGCAGATACACGACCGCCTCATGCAAGCTCGGGAACGGCCACCACATCCACGACCCTGAGCTGACCACCTCACCACCAGCCAGCCGCGTACCCGATCACCCACACGAGCACAACCTCCACCGCCAGCAGCACCGCGACAGACCGCCACGCCCGTGCGCTCACCGCGACAGCAGCCTCTCCGCGATCTCGCCCATCGCCGTGCCGACCCGCATCCCGGCCCGCGAGCTGGGCGTGAACCCGAACTCCCGGCCCAGAGTCCGCAGACCAGCCTCGGCATCACGCACCTGCGCCCACAGCGGATTACGCACCAGCACCGCCTCCATCCCCTGACCCCCTCGGTTGAACACAGGCGGCGACTTGCTCGCCATCTTCGCCAGCGTCCGCCACCTGGCATAGCACTCGCAGTAGGCAGCGAGCAGGTCAGTGTCAGCCGCCGTGACCATCTGCATCGCGATGAGATGCGGGACCAGTTCATCCCACTTCCGCTCGGCCATCTCACTGAGGTAGTCCGGCCGGACAACGGGACTGTCCGCCGGTTGGGGTTCTCCCTTGATGTCAGCGGGAGTGGCAGAGCCATGAAGGACACGGAGGCGAGTGGGCTTCCGCGCGGGACCCCTGTCGCCCATTCAGGAGCCTCCCCCAGCGCAGGCCCTCCCGGCGCGGCCGGGGTCCCGGCCGCGGGCGGCAGGGGTGGGGGGGGGACCCTTCCGGCCCCCGCTGTCCATGAGAGCTTCCAAGCCGTCGTTGCGCGCGGCCAGGTTTTCCGGTTTCGCCTGCACGCACTCACCATAGACAGCGTGAACCATGCCCGTCTGCACGCGCTGCTCGGCTCCATCGACGGAATTGCGTACTGTGCCTATTGCCAGAGCATCATCGTGAAGGAGAAACCGATGGCTTACGTGCCAGTCAACATCTGGGTGCCGGACACCGCCGAGGGCTCGGTGGTGGAGTCGGTGGACCTCAAGCTGTGCGATACCTGCCACGCGCCCATCCCGATCGACCTGATGGAAGACCACATCGCCAAGCAGCACCCCACGCTGGAAGTGACCCCGCACTAGTGCCCTGGTGGGGCTGGCTGATCGTGGCCGGTGCGGGCGCCTTCGTGCTGTGCTGGCTCTCGGTGGTGGGCGCGATCATCTGGATGAGCAAGAGCCTGCGGGACTAGGACAGCGCAGCAGGCCCGTCACGGCGCCCAGGAGGCGCAGGAGGCGCGCAGGCGGCTCTCTCCCCCGTATGGGGTGGGGGGAGCGGCAGGGCGGCTTACAGTGGCGCGTAGGGCGCGGGCCGAGGCCAACGGAACTCAACCCGCTATTCCGCTCCCAAACCGGCCCCCGCCCGCTCCCAGCACAGCACTGTCTCCTCGCTCGGGCCGCCCCACGCCTCACCGACGCAATCCTGGCAGGCGCACCGGCAGCCGGGCGGGCAGGGCTGCCCGACATGCAGGCAGGTCAGGCCGCGCGGCTTGTTGTAGACCGGGAACGACGCCACCCGGACCGGCGGGCCGGTGATCGCCTCGATGTCGCCGCGGGCCAGCCGCCAGTGCGGCACGAGGTGGTTCTTCCCGTCCGGGCCGGTGTGCTCCGCGAGCGGCAGGAACAGGACCAGGCACAGCCGACGCCGGTAGCTGGCCACGGCGTTGGCCAGGATCGTCTGCCACGTCTGCGGGTTGTGCTCCAGCACATGCCGGATCAGGATGCACTCCGCGTCGCTGGTGTATTCGGCCAGCTCGGTGACCTGCACGTCAGCCTGCGGCACCCAGTCCACGCAGCGGTAGGTCGCATTCAGGGTCTTGTCCCGCAGGTAGCCGAGCCCGCCGCCCCAGTCCTCCAGCACGGCGCCGTCCAGGTCGAGCCAGTTGAGCGCCGCCAGGTAGGTCCGCTGGAGCCCCATCCCCGGCGCGGCGTGCGCCCGCTCGTACCACTTGTTCCAGTACCACTGGCTCGACGCGATGTCACTGGTCATTCCCGCCTCCCGGACTTGGCTGCGTGGCAGGTCGTGCAGAGCGCTTGCAGGTTCTCGTCGGCGTCGGTGCCGCCGAGCCTGCGCGGCACGATGTGGTCCGCGGTCGTGCCCGGCCGGGCACACCGCCCCGCGGTGTGGAACCGGCACCTGACATCGGCGCACTGGCACCGCCCGCCAGCCCGCATGATGACCCGCGCGGAGACGGCAGCCCAGCCGGGCGGCATCGGCTCCCCGCCGCCGAACGGGCGGATCGGGTGGTCAGGGCACGGCTGGTAGTTCGGGCACCACGCCTCACGGCACGGCAGCACCATCGGCATCGCGCACCGCCGCCAGTTCCGCTTCCCGCTGCGCGGACGGCCCGCCAGCGGCCCGCTCAGCCTCCAGGTGAGCCTGCGCCTGCTGCCCCTCCGGCGACGCCAGGCACCAGGCCATGATCTTGGCGGCCGGGCCGGAGCCCAGCGCCTTGCGGATGACGTACCCCTCGTCCCCGGTGAAGACCAGGTTCAGCCGGAACACGGCCCGGTCGTGCCGGATCGCGGCCCGCTCCTCCTCCGACTTCGCCTGCTGGAGCCGGGCCTCCGCGACACGGGCCGCGTCGTAGCCCGAGGTGGTCGCGCCGACGATCTCCGTCTCGGTGCTCCGCGGCTCGAACTTGTCCGGCGGCGGCGCGTTGCCACCCGGAATCCACGCCTCGGAGAACTCCGCCCTGGCCAGGGCCTCCGGCGCGGGGATGTCGTCGAGGAGCCGTTGCAGCTCCACGTCCGACAGGTCCAGGGAGTCCGCGGCCCATTCCAGGGCGCCCAGCGCCTCCAGGTCCCGCAGTACCTCGGTGGCCAGCTCGATGTCCTCCGACCCGCGCGCCCGGTTGTGCCGCAGCGTCGCGATCCTCGCCTGCGGCGCGGCCATCGGGACGTGCACCATCGGTATCTGCTCCAGCGGCGGGCACATGTCATACGGCGCCACGCCGACGTGGTGCGCCGCCCGCCACCTGTGCTCGCCGTCCACGATGACGCCCTTGCACTCGTGGTCCTGGTCGCAGTCGGCGGTGATGACCGGCTGGGTGAAGCCGTCCTCCGCGATCGACCGGCACAGCAGGTCGAACTCGTGCTCGTTCTGCCGGTTCGGGTTGTAGGAGTTCGGGTGAATCTCATCCAGCCGCACGTACTCGATCTGGAGCCTGGCCAGCGCCTCGTTCTTCTTGAGGACAGCCGTCTTGCCCTTCTGCCTCGCCATTGACACACCTCACCTTGTCTGACGCCGCACCGCGGCGGATCGTCCGGTCACCATCCGTAGATGCCCTGCCAGGACGGAGCCCCGGCCTTCTCCAGGTCCGCTTCCCACCGCTCCTGCGTCATGTGCCAGTTCGCGCCGCGCAGGATGCCCGGCTTCCCGGACCAGTAGCCCTGCCGGGTGCCCGCCAGGTCAGGCCGGAAGATCACCGGGTCCACGTAGGGCAGCTTGCTCGCCTTCACGCTGAACGGGTCACCCAGGTACATCGTCCGGGTCAGCGTCATCCACGACCCGAGCATCCCGCACTCGCCGCACCGCTGCCGCTGCGGGAACGGCGTCGAGGAGTGCAGCGCGTGCTGGCCGATCAGGATTCGCATCATCAGGTTGGCGCGGATCGCGATCCACTCCGGCGCCCGCTCGATGCACTCCCGCCGGTAGGTGTCCTCCCACGACTCGCCCGCCAGCCGGGTCGCCTCGATCGCCCGGTGCCCGTACAGCGCCACCGTCCGCACCGAGGGCAGCCTGCGCACCACCCGGTTCCACCACTCCGGCCACGCGACCCGGCACACGTCCCGGATGTGATCGGCACCGGCCGTGTTCATCGTCGGCGGGGCAATCCGCAACTCGCGCCGTTTCAGGCCCAGCCGGTGCATCACATCGTAAGCACGGTTGTAATCCCACCCGTTGACGTAGATCGCCCGCCACACGTCGGACTCTTTCCAGTCATACAGCGGCCGGGAACCGCACACCCCGGTCTTGTCCTCGCCCGTGAAGTAGCCGCCCGCCGAGTGGGTGCCGAGCATCCGCCCCGTCGATTCCTCGGCGCGCAGCCCGAGCACCCCGTGGACCTCCTTGCCCGGATCATCCGGCGGGTACTGGTCCGCCGTCACCAGGTCTTGGATGTCGATCGAGTCGATGTAGCGGGCGTAGCTCGGCGGCTTCCGCACCCACTCATCCGGGTCGAGCCGCGGGTCCATCACCCAGAAGTACGGGTTGTGCCGGTCGAAGCTGTTGATGATCGGGTTGTTCGCCACGATCCAGTGCATCCTGATCTCGTCGGTGCGCTGCGCGATCCGCTCGATGTACTCCGTCGTGCCGGGGTGGATGATCTCCTCGTCCCGGTGGATCAGGTCGATCGGCAGCCGCCCGCACTCCCTGGCCGCGATGATCGCCAGCTCGGTGCACACCGTCGAGTCCTTGCCGCCCGAGGTAGACACGACCACCCGGTGCCCCGCCTCGTAGGAGTTCTTGAGCCGCTGGATTCCCGCCTCGAACACGTCCATGCCCAGCGGTCGCCTGCCGCCCATCTATAGCCTCCACACCCACAGCGCCGAGTACTGCCACGATGCGGGCAGGGTAACGCCCCACCCGAACCGGCGCACGGTCAGCGGCAGCCGGTCCGGCCACCCCGACGTGCCGTACACCCGCGGCATGGGCAGGCCCGCCGCGGCCGACGCCTGGCGGACCGCGTGGACCGAGAGCGGCAGGTACGGCACGTCCTTCACCGAGAAGTGCGCCCGGCGGTGCCCGTGCGGCAGCGTGCCGTGCAGCGCCAGCACCGGCTCGTCCCGGCCGCGCACGATCTCCGCGCAGACCGCCAGCAGGCGGGTCAGGTCACCCAGGTACTCCAGCGCCCAGGTGGCCACCACCGTGTCCACCGGCTGCCGCACCGGCAGCAGCCCGGTCCACGCCTGCTGGTCCCCGACCTGCGCCCGCACCGTCCACGCCCACGGGTGCTTGCGGCGCAGCTCCGCCAGCATCGGCTCCGAGCAGTCCACCCCGGTGTACGACTTGGGCGACAGGTGGTCGAGCACCCACCCCGTCCCGCAGCCCAGATCGAGGACATGCCTGCCCGTCACCGAGGGGTCCAGCAGGCAGGTCAGGTAGTCGTCTTCCATCCGGTCCACCGGACGGCGGAAATGCTTGTCGTACTGCTCAGCGAAGCCGTCATACGAGGGATCGGGCACGCCTCATGCTAACGTCGCTGCTCATGGCGGTCAGCTACCGAGTTCACGTGATGACAGTCCCCGGCGCCGACCCCGAGCGGGATCGCATGGTCAAGACCTTCGTGGGGTCTGCGGGCGGGGCGTGCGTCCACGAGGACCCCGACCGCAACGGCATCATGTGGAACTGGAGACGCGCCCTGGCCTGCGCCGCCGAAGACGGCACCGACTGGTCCGTCATCTCCTCCGACGACGCCGAGCCGCTGCCCGGCTGGGAGCGGCACCTGCCCCGCGCGCTCGGGTTCTCCCCGCGCCCGCTGCTCGGCCCGCTCCACTTCGGCTACCTCGGCCGCCGCGTAGCCGAGGAAGGGTACGCCTACTCGGTCGGCACCGGGTTCCTGTGGGGCGGCATCATCGCCTACCGCACCGCCGTCCTCCCCGACCTGATCGAGTACACCCGCCGGTTCCTGGAGATCGACCCGGAATACCCGCACGACGACGTGATCGCCGGGTGCTTCGCGGACCGCTTCCACGGCAAGCCCGCCATGACCGCCCGCGCGATCTTCGACCACATCCCGGTCAAGTCGCTGGTCGGCCACCCCTCGCACGAAGGCGAGATGCGCAGGCCGTCGCTGACCATCCGGGAAGTCGGCCCGCCGTGGAACACGCCGGGATTCGCCCGCGGGGCCGCCTGGCTGGGCGGCGACCGGGCCAAGGCCATCGTGGACAAGCTGGGGTTACAGTCCGGTAACTGCTGCCAACCCTGGACGGCTGCTGGGCGTCCCCTCTGCGACGGGCCGCTCGGCCCGCGAGGAGGGAAACAACGATGTATCTCAAGACCCGGCTTGGCGTGCTCGGCGCCGCCGCCGCAGCGGTAGCAGGCTTCGCCCTTGCCGCGCCAGCAGCCAGCGCAGGTGTCACCCCGACGCCCGAGCCCAGCATCGAGACGTTCAGCCAGCCGCCTGTCCCCGTCCAGCAGTGCACGCTCCCGACCGAGCGGCAGTTCTTCTCGCCGGTCAAGGACGGCAGGGACCGCCGCTGCCAGCAGGAGGACTTCGCTGTCCAGTTCTCCTCGTTCAACCGCTCCCCGCTCGGCCGCGTGCTGGGCTCCGGCCCGGTCGCGCTGAACCTCGGCTTCGACCGGAGCCTCAGCCCCACCCTCGACCTGGTATCCGACCGTTTCGGTGACAGCTTCCTCGCCCGCCACGGCGCGCTGTTCGGCGCGGTCATCGACCGGAACGACTGCTCGATCACCTTCGACGAGTCCGACCAGCCGATCCAGTTCGCTGGCAGGTCCGGCATCTGGGCCAACCTGACCGGGAACGGGCTCTACAACCTCGTCGGCCTGTTCAGCTTCCCGACCGACCACTTCCGGTGCACGCTGCCGGTGGGCCTCACCTCGGCCCAGGCCGACCGTGACCTGAACCGCGGCATCGCCAGGGTCGCGGGCGTCGATGCTGTGGACTTCGCCGTGGACATCAACGGCGAGGCCGCAGTCAGCCTGCACCGCGTGCGCGTGCTGTTCCCG